CTACTTTGAAAATCGTCAAGCCGCTGAGGTAGGCAATATTAAAGAAATACCTCTAGGCATAAAATCTTTATTGAATACTTACAGAAGCATAAGCTTTAGATAATGCGCATAGGTAGGCTAGATAGGAAAATTACAATACAGTTTAGAAGTATTAGCCAGAACGATTACGGCGAAGCTGTAGCCGCTTTCAGTTCTAGTGCTTCTGTATGGGCTATGATCGATACTTCAAAAGGGAAGGAATCTGTTAAAAATGGTATTGAAACTAGCCAACAAAAGGTAAATTTTTTGATTCGTTTTTCTAGCGATGTAGATGACGTTACCTCTGGCGATAGGGTTCTATATAATTCTAAGCATTACGATATTGAAAGCGTACAAGAGGTTGGCCGTAATTTATCGCTTCGTTTAATTTGCAACCTTGTAGAGTGATGGAATTACAATTAGTAGGTCTACAAGAGTTACAACGTAAAATGTTAAAGGCTTCTACGTTTTGCGCTAAGACAGACGCAAAAATTAAAAACATCCATAGAAGGGTAGCGCGAGCTTCTGCAAGAAGATTGAAGCGTAAAATAACAACGTATAATAAAGATATTGATGTTTACTCTAAAGGCAAAGTACGTTTAACTATAGAGAAAGGAACTTATAAAAGGTCTATAGCGGCGTGGCAACCTAAACAGCATAAAGATAGCCACGTATTTTATATAGGTTCAAGAACTGGTTTTAAAGTAAACGAACGTAAAGACGGTTGGATGCAATTTATAGTAGAACAAGGCAAACAATTTATAGAAGGTGGCCCAAACAGAAATAAGGGTGCTTTAATGAATCATGTAAGAACTGATGGCCCTAAAGTTATTTCACAGACTATAGCACTTTACAAACAAGAATTTAATAAAAGGTTTAAAGGATGATTTTTACTAAAGGCATAAAAGCTTTAATGTCCGCTAATAGTGACGTAACTGATATTGTAGGAACTAAGATCTACCCTTTGCAAGCGCCAAGCGGTACGGCTTTACCATTCGTTACCTACGAGATACTTTCTTCTGACGTAACGCATACTAAAGAAAAAGCTGACTTCGATTTTTCACGTATGGAAATAGTAGGTTATACAACTACTTACGCTGAAGCTTGTACGCTTATAGAAAAACTAAAAGAAACTTTTGCTAGAGCTTCTTATAATAGTGGTGGGGTAGTTATAGATAAGATATTCTTAGAGCAATTTGAAATAGAATTTTATGAAAACCCAGATAGGTACGCTTGTGTTTTAGAAATCAAAGCTTTTGTACCTTTATAAAAAATATAAAAAATGGCTATTAAAAAAATAACACTTATTAAAGACTGGGTACATCCAGTAGGAACGAAATTTAAAAAAGGCGATTGTTTACAATGCACACCAGATTTAATTGAAAAATTAGATAAAGGTGGTTATATTGCATCATCTTTAAAAACTAAAAAAATTAAATAATTATGGCGGTTGTAAACGGCACAAATTTAGTTATAAGCTTAGGCGGTACAGTGATTGCAAACTCACAAGAAGTTAGCCTTTCACTTAACCACGATGTTATTGACGTAACTACTAAAGACAGCGCTGGAGTGCGTGAACTTATTGCTGGGCAAAAATCTGGTTCAATGTCTTGTAGCGGTCTACAAGAGTACTCTGGATCAAATGGTATTAAGCTTCTAGCTGATACTTTTGATACTGGTGCGGCGGTTGCATTGATCTTCGACCAAGTGGCTACTGGTGGTAATACTTTTAGTGCTTCGGGCATTCTTACTTCTTTAGAAATGTCTGGTGGTACTGACGATGCACCTACATACTCAGCAAGCTTCGAGCTTACTGGAGCTATTACTAAGGCTTTAACTTAATATAATAGTATGACTATAAACATTGAAGGCGTAGAGTACCCACTACGCTATAGCTTACGTGCGCTTAAAAAGTTTGAGCAAAAAACTAAGAAAAGCGTATTTCAGTTTGGAGATACTGGCACTATGACGGCAGACGCTATGAGCTGGTTAATTTATGTAGGCATAGTAGATGGGTGTAAATTTGAAGGCATAGAGTTCGACAAGTCTTTAGCAGACATTGAAGGCTTTGTAGATTTGTCACACGTACAGCTAGCAGTGGAGGCTCTACAGCAGTACACTGGCGAAGGTAAAAAAAAGTAGAAGGCGCTGAACCTTTAGGCTGGCGGCAACTAATAGGCATGGGAATGGGAGTACTTCGGTATTCCCCTTCTGCGTTTTGGGATAGTACACTCGGCGAAATACTAACGGCTGTAGAATCTTATCATAATTTAGATCAGTCACGAAATAGACAAATGTGGGAAAGCGCTCGTTTTTTAGCTTTTATTTTATTACAACCACATCGTAAAAAAGGCAGTAGAATGAAAATCGAGGACGTATGTCAATTTGCGTGGGAAAAGCAGAAAGCAAGGGACGAAGCAAAAGTAAAATATAGTAAAGAACGAGTAGAGGAATTAGTAAAATATGCAGAGGAAAATTCTTATCTTAGCTTTTAATGGCTTCTTTAGGTGACTTAATTATAAAACTAGGCGTTAACGCTCAAGAATTTGACAAAGGCTTAGGCAATTCTATGCGTAAGCTTAACCAGTTCGGTAAGAATACAAAAAAACTTGGAGCTAATTTAACAAGAAATTTAACTTTACCTTTAGCGGCTATAGGTGCTGGTAGCTTTAAACTAGCCGCAGACTTCGAGGCTTCTATGGCTAAAGTTAAAGCCGTTTCTGGTGCTACAGCTTCTGAGTTTGCCGCACTCGAAAAAAACGCTTTAGATCTTGGAAGTAGCACGAAATTTACGGCTACTGAAGTTAGTGGCTTACAATTAGAATTTAGTAAGCTAGGTTTTAGCGCCGCAGAGATTACAAAGGTTACAGAATCTACCCTAGCGTTAGCGCAAGCTACTGGCTCAGATTTGGCTACATCGGCCGAAGTTGCTGGTGCTACTTTACGTGGTTTTGGTTTAGATGCCGAAGAAACGGGTAGAGTCACTGACGTAATGGCCGCAAGCTTTAGTTCTTCGGCTTTAGATATGTCTAGCTTTCAAGACTCGATGAAGTTTGTAGCTCCAGTAGCGAAAGCTGCTGGCGTAAGCTTAGAAGAAACTACTGCTATGCTGGCCGCTTTAGCTAACAACGGTATAAAAGGCTCGCAAGCGGGAACGGCTCTAAGACGTATTATATCGGAATTAGGAGCGACTGGTGGTGACGTAGCTGGAGCTATAGAACATTTAGCTGGCGAAGGTCTTAATTTAGCAGACGCTAAAGATGAAGTAGGCCGTAGTGCGCAAAGTGCTTTACTAGTGCTTTCAGAAAATATTGGAGTTACTGACGACTTAGCAAAGTCTTTCGGTAATGCAGAAGGGACAGCCAAAGATATGGCTGGGATTATGGACGATACGGCGGCGGGTAGTTTAGCAAAAATGAAGTCAGCTTTAGAAGGCGCTGGAATTGTTATAGGGCAAACTTTAGCGCCTTTTGTTTTAAAGCTTGCTGGCTTTATTACAGATTTATCAAATGGTTTTAAGAATCTAAGCCCACAAGTACAAGGTCTTATTATAACTTTTGGCGGTGTAGCCGCCGCTTTAGGCCCAATCTTATTTGCCTTACCTAATATGGTTGCTGGCTTTGGTAAGCTGAAACTAGCTATGGGTGTGCTTACTGGCCCAGTGGGAATGATTGCGGCGGGCTTTGCGGCCGCTGTAATGTCTGTAAAAGCTTTCAATAGCCTTTCAAACGCATTCAAATCTAGTAGCGATAAGCTAGCGGATTCAATGCACAATATTAACGTTGAAGCTAAAAAGCAAACGATACAAGCCGAAGCCTTAGTTACTCAGTATGGTAAAGAAAAAACAAGTTTAGAGGATAGGAAGAAAATACTACAAGAACTTAAAAAGATTGACGAAGATCATTTCGGAAATCTTAATGCTGAAAACTTAACGATACAAGACCTAAATAAAACTTTAGACACTTACATCCAAAACACTCGCCGCGTAGCTATGGAGAAGGCTCTGGCCGCAGAGTCGGAGGAAGTTTACGGCATGCTTGCTAAGGCTGAGTTAAATATATTTGATGCTAAAGCAAAGTTAGCAGTAAAAGAGCAAGAGCTTATAGAATCTGGGGCGGCCACTAGAGAAAACGCGGCTCAGATGGCGTTAGAGCAAAACAACGTTTTAGCCGTTTCGCTTGGCCTTTACGAAATGGCCTTAGAAAATCAGACTAAAAGAGTCGAAGAATTTGAACAAAGGAAGATAGCTATTACAAATGAATTTGGTGGCGTTGTTGAGGATGTCACTGAAGACGTTGTAGAAGATTTAGGCGATGTCGAATCTGCCGCAGACGACTCAGCGGAATCTGTAGAATTTCTAGTAGGCGAAATCAAAAAACTTGAAAAAGTAGAACCTTTAAAAAAAATATCAACCCCAGTAAATGAAATTAATAAAGGCTTACAAACTACTGGAGTAAGCATTGCTAATTTAACCGATACTAGCAATTCGTTTTTTGCTGAGATGCAATTGGGCTTTGAAAACTTAGTTATGGGTACTCAAAACTTAGTTAATATTGGCGCTAACATTGGCGCTAATTTTAGCGATTCATTTAGGGAAGTTGTGCAAGGAACTAAGACGGCAAAGGCGGCTATGGGGGATTTTTTAAGGGCGGCTATAGACGCTTCGCTCGCCGCTTCAACTGGTTTGATAATAGAAGCCGCAATCAATTCTGGTAAGAACTTAGGGCCGGGCGCTTTGATTGCTATTCCAGCTTTGATAACTGCGGGTATAGGTTTAGTGCGTAGTATGTTTGCTGATATTAGCGTGCCAGCTATGGCCGAAGGTGGTATCGTAAGCGGTAATACTCTCGTCCAAGTCGGCGAGTATGCTGGCGCTAGCACTAACCCAGAGGTTATAGCGCCTCTCGATAAATTAAAATCTATGTTAGGCGGAGCTGGTGGCGGACAAGTTCAAGTACACGGCGTAATACGTGGCCGTGATATATTTTTAACAAACGAAGTAGCGGCTAGGGAACTAGGAAATATAAGAGCTTTTTAAATGAATGCAACAATACAAGCGCAAGCTGATTATAAAAGTAGATTTGGCAATTTTCGTTATAGGGTACAAATAGTAGATAGCGACCAAGAAGCTGAAAATATTAGAGAATATAGTATTACGCCTCAAGGCGCTGTAATAGAATACGAAGCGCAAGACGAAAATATATTCCAGCCTATAGTTCCATCTACGTGTAGGTTTACTTTTATCTGTAAAACTACTGCGGACGTTTCTTTTATGCGTAAGGTAGCTAGAGCCGAAGCTGGTAGGTATGGCGTAAGGGTTTTAAGAGCTGATAATAACGCAGTTCCTACCGCTGTCTTTTGGGTAGGTACTTTAATTTCAGATCAATTCACTTTTAGCGATACGTTACCTTTACAAGTTGACGTTATAGCTACTGACGATTTAGGATATTTAAATGAAGTACCTTATAAAGACTTAAACGGCGATTTATTTACTGGTTTTGCTACTACAACTGAGCATATTTTAAATTGTATTAAATTATTAAGAACGTCTTGGCACTGGCAATACACTGTAGACGTATTAGGCACGCCCTTTTTTCCCAGCGCTTTACAATATTCGCAAGACTTTATAAGCAACAACTTTTTAAATTCTGGCAATAGTAGTGACAATATTTTCGACCAAACAAAAATTAGGCACTTAGCATTTAGGAAAGACGATGAAGAACAAGTAGCTACAGCATACGAAGTTTTAAAAGAGTTAATGCTATTCTATAATTGTCAAATTTACAGCACTTATAGTACTAGTTTTTTTAGCTTTGTAGTTCAGCCAGTAGGTTCTTTACAAAAGTTTGCTGAGGACGGAAGCGCCGTACAGCTTGGAAAGTATAAAAGAACCAACAACGTAACTTTTACTACATATCAGCAAAATATATCATTAATAGATATAGGTAGCACAAGTTCTAACGACAGATTAAGTGGCGGAGTTTTTAACTATTTACAGCCATACAAAAAAGTAATAAGAACTAATAATCGGGAAGACTTAAACAACCCTATAATTTTTGCAAAGTCTTTTGAAGAAACTCAAGTAGGTATTTTGCCTAACGGCATAACTATGTCTGATGGTAACGAGAACGCTCAGATATATAAGTTAGGGCAAACTTACACACTACCAACTATAAGCGGTTTTGAAGCTGGCGAGCAATTTAGGTTAAGAGTAAATCTGAACGCTTATTTTAATTCCTCAAGTAATGCTGACGTACCTTCATTAATACACTCTACTGCTACTGGCTTTAGTGGTACTATGCCAGAGGCTTTTAATATTTTTAGAATAAAAGTAACTGTTCAAGTAAGATTTTCTAATACTGGTGGCAACGATCATTATTTGAAAAGGGAGCTTACTTCGGGTGGGCAAGTTCCAATATATGCAGACTTTGAAGGATTTACTTCTACCCCACAATATTACACTGACGATTACGCTATTGAAGACGCAACATTTGACACTAGCGGAGTGCTTAAAGAAGTAGAAGTTATTTCAGAACCTTTTGACGGTAGGGTTAGCCAAAATGTGTTTATATCAGAAGACATAATTACGCCAGCTTTGACTAATTTTGGAACAGATCCAAACGTACACGAAAGCACTAAATTTAATGTTAAAGTAGAATTAATAGCACACGAAAATAGTGTGCTTACTGTAGCTAGTTCGGGCAATAATTTTTTATTTGAAGATGCTTTCGGACATAACATACAAGCTTCTCTTAGGTTAGTTTCATTTCAAGGCTATGAATCTGTTAACCTTGAAACGTTTACTTCTATTAACGACATTGACGCTAGAAAAACTTTAGAAGCAGAAAGCCCGCAAGACATAGGCGATTTCGCTACGATGTTTGCTTCGCCTATTTATTTACATAGTAGCGGGCAATATTTACCAGAAGCTACTGGATATAGAAGCAGAAACGAATCTAACGACATATTTCCAGCGGCAAAATTAAGTAGCCAAGAAATAGCGGCTTACTATTCAAGACATCGTGAAATATATGACGGCAATGTTATTAAGGTCGTACCCACTTTAGCTACTGTTTTTAGTTACGACAATGATTTAGTAGGGGGTAATACAGAAACTATAAAAAGTAAAGTACATAGGCTTAGATATGTAACTGGTATAGAAGAAGCTTCAGTTACTTTATTTGAATTAGCTAGAGATAAACATATAACTAGCGTAGATAGTAATATAAGGCGCGACAATGACGGCGGATTTGTACCACCACCAGAACCACCAACACCACCTACAACGGGTTTAACTAGTGCTTTACTATCTAATATGGGTGTAGTAGTAGCGCCGTCAGTAGACGTTACAGCGGCAGCTGTTGCTAGAAATAGAAGTAGCCAAACGGGTTCGCAACTAGCGGCGCTAGACGAAAACGGAGTTATACAAGAAATAACAGACGGTTCTAACGGCCAGTTTTTAACTACAAATGGTAGCGGGGTATATAGTTTTGATTCACAAAATTTTGTATATGTTTTAGCTAGTGGTAGTATGCTTTTAACAATGGGGCGCGAAGATTTCTTTTATTATGGCAGTAATATTTACGGCTGGGGTTCAAACACTTGGAACTCTAGTTCTTCTAGTTCAAGTAGTATAAGTGATGAGTACGCTCACAATGGTATATTAAT